TGACCGTGAAGGGAACCGACGGCACAGAGTTCGTCGGACACCCCAAAAAGTTTAACTGGAATTTACTTATTGGTAATACGGCCCTGAGCCACAACGCATCATTCGATGAAACCTTATATTTATATGGAGCTACGCAAGGGTGGTGGGCGAACATCCAGCCAGCCGAATGGCATTGCACGGCGGATCTGGCGGCGTATGTGCGCCTGCCTCGGTCGCTTAAAGGAGCGTCTCATGCAGCTTTTGGACTAGAGATCGACAAGTCCACTCGCGACAATATGAGCGGCAAGCGTTGGGAGAATATGACCGACGAGTTCCGCGAAGAGGTAAGCGCCTATGCAATTAAAGATGCCGAACTTTGTCTTCGGCTGTGGGAGGAGTTTAGTGACCGCTGGCCAGAAGAAGAACGGGTTATCAGCACCCTGAACCGGAGGATCTGTCAGGGCGGAATCCCTATCGACACGAACCTTTTGAAGAAACAACTTGAGACCATCAACGAGAAGTTGTTTGAAGCGGAGTCCACAATCCCATGGCTTGGCAGTAAGCCCCTTCTAAGCCGCGCAGCGTTCGACGAGGAGTGCCAGAAGGTGGGGCTGGAGCCACCTGCGAGTCTAGCGAAGACCAACCCAGAGAGTAGGAAGTGGATTGAATACAACAGTCAGAAGCACGACTGGATCGAGGCCACGCAGAACTGGAGGAGGATCAACGCGCTCAAGAAAAAGGTCGAGAGCTTCGACGTAGCCACTATGCCAGACGGCAGATACTACGGAGGATTTATGTATTTTGGGGCTCATACCGGACGGTTCAGTGGGAGTGGGGGGAACCTCAACCTCCAGAACTTGCCAAGGGAGGAGATGTTTGGGGTCAACTTGCGCCACCTCATATCCACAAAAAAGGAAAAAAGATTGGTGGTAGCCGACCTGAGTCAGATCGAAGTCCGAACATTGTGTTGGCTGGCAGGGGATGCGGACATGATGAAAGAGATCGAGGAGTCGAACGATATTTACGAGGCGTTCGCGATTCGATTCGGGGCATGGAGTAAAGAGAAAGGGTCACTCAAACAAGACCCCAAGCTCCGGCACAAAGTTAAGGCGATGGTTCTGGGGTGTGGATACGGAGCAGGCAAGAAACGGTTTGCTGAAATGTCTGGCATGGCTCAGGCCGAAGCTGACATGGCCGTTGACTTGTATCGGAACTCAATGCGAAGTGTAACGAGCTTATGGCAAAAATATAATGTAGAAGTTAGGGGTGCCTATGACCTTTCCCAGCAGGGGGTATCCACCCCGTTCACCGTAGATTTGCCGAGTGGACGGTCTCTCGATTACGGGCTGATATCAGCCGAGCCATTCAAGGGCAGACTTCAATACACCGCATATTTCCCCAAAGGAGCTAAGATGGTCCCCGTCCGACTGTGGGGCGGGTTCATCGCTGAAAACGCTTCGCAGGCACTCGCGAGAGATATTTTCTCGGATATGCTTGTCAGAATAAACGAAGCGGGGCATAGAGTAATCATGCATGTCCACGATGAAATCGTCGTTGAGGCTGATGCGGATGAGGCGGACGAAGTCTTGGGGGATGTCCTCAACATAATGTCTACCCCACCGGAGTGGATCGCTGACATCCCACTTGATGCTGAAGGAACCACACTAACTAGATACACAAAGTGACTTACCGTTATATTGAAAACCTGCGGAGTTCTGCTGCCAGAAAGTCGGCTGACCTATCCAAAATAAACTCCCCCATACCTAAGTTCGCGTCGAAAGCCGAATACCGCGCATGGTGTGCGGACACAAAAACAAAACACGTATTTTACTCAACAATAGAAGGTCGCGCCCCATCGAAACGGGTGTCTACCGATAACCCACTCAACAAGGTTTATGGTATTGTTGCTGACTATGACGCTCCCGTTAACTGGAGTTTGGTGGATGGTAAGATATCTACAATATGTGCCAACAACCTCCCAACATGGAGAACTAAAACATACAGTGGATACATTCGTCTGGTGTGGGAATTCGAAGACGGCGTCCCAGTTCCTCCAGATATGTTTGCGGCGTTCGCCAAGGAACTGAAAAAGATACTAAAGCTCAACAAGATTTTTGCTGGCTTCGATGAGACCTCGTTAAATCCATCACAATATTTTGAGTTAGGGGTTGATTGGCATAAGATTGGTGGGCCCCTTCCAAAGGCTATTGTCCACACCGCATTACTCAAAGCCGCAGAAACAAACCCACCGCAATCCGGTGACACTGCCGTCCCCATAGATGTAGTCGCGGAAAAAGTTAAAGCTGACTTTGGGCACAGGTGGGTAGGCCCGTTTGAAATAGGAAGCCGTGGTCCACTATTCTGGATTGATGACGGTATCGACAGGGAAGGTTGTCAGGTCGCCGAAGACGGAATGATCTGCTACAGCGACAGGGCGGGCCGTGGGTTCCTGTCTTGGAGGGACATCTTTGGGTCTCCTTTCGTAGAAGATTACGAACAGAAAAAGCTCGGGTCTCTTCTCGATGAATACTGGTTTAACGGAAAGAGATTTTTCAAACTCCTAAACGATATCGCCGTGGAGATACCAAGAGACCAACTCGTATTGGAGTTGCGCCAGATGGGGTTCTGTCCGAAACAGAAAAAGGGTAAGCCTTTATCAGAAGTAGAGGCTGCAATACTCGTTATCAGCAACCAAAACAGGATCACGGAGATCGCTCCGGTTGTATTCTCCAAGCACCGAGTAGTTGAAGAAAGTGGTAACCGTATTCTCAACACAGCAACCGTAGAACCAGTGGAGCCTGCTGACGACGGTGACCCAAAGAACTGGCCATTCCTCAACGCATGGCTATCTCAACTATTCGATAATTCTACTTCCCGCCCCACAGTGGAATACTTCTACGCGTGGATGAAGAGGTTTTACGAAGCGGTCCTTGAACGGGAGACACGGCAGGGGCAAGCGTTGATTCTTGTCGGACCAACTAACAAAGGAAAGAGTCTGCTATCTAACAGAGTTATCTCGGGGCTAGTCGGTGGGTTCTCTGATGCTTCCGATTACTTGTCAGGCCACACCAAGTTCAACAAAGATTTGGGGCGCGTGGCGGCATGGGTCATCGACGACACGACAAGTGCGAGTTCCTTTCAGGATCAAAGAAAAGCAACCGAGCTAATCAAGCGAGCCGTTGCTAACCCGAGGATTGAATACATGGCTAAGTATGCGGACGCCATCTCGATCCCATGGGCAGGGCGTGTAATCATGTCCCTGAACATGGACGCTAATAGCTTATCCGTGATCCCCGCCCTTGACAGCAGCAACCGTGACAAGCTCATGGCCTTAAAAGTGAGAGATTTTGCTACGAGCAGCTTCCCTCCGAATAAATTGTTGGAAGCGACTATTAAAAAAGAGCTTCCCTTTTTTGGTAAGTGGTTACTGGACTGGACGGTCCCACAAGAAATTGAATCGTATGGGAGGTTCGGGGTTGTTAGCTTCATCGACATCTCCGTTGCTTCAGCGGCCTACGACAACTCAAGCCGATCTGCCGTTGCTGAACTGGTTGAATTCTTCGCCAAAAAGTGCCGCGCCATGAACGATACGATGAAGAGTTGGGAGGGAACCCTCACGGAATTTCAGGTGACCCTTCACGACTTCAACAACGGTCGTAACGTCGGGATGTCAAATAATCTTGAGTTCGTCCGTCGCGGTATGTCCGCACTGGAAGAAGCCGGTAAAGCGAACACCAACGTCAGGCCCGTAAAATCAGTGGGGCATGGTGGGGGGAAAGTGTGGACTATAAGTGTGGAGGAGAAATACGACATCACACCCGCCACAGTTGTTACTTCATAACGAGGAGGGGGACCGTAAGCTAGAGATAGGGATGTGATACCCCGACACTTTGTAAGCAAAGCCGTAGTCATCTTCTTCTCCCTTGCGCTTGAACTCGCCTTGCTCCAGCAGGCGGTTCTTGGTTATCCACCCCAACATCCAAGCGCGGGTGAGGTCTTTACGGACACGGACAAAAAAGTAATGGCTCGCTTTAAGAGGCTTACCCTCTCCACACACCACAGATGCCGTGTAATGTGGCCTCGGTTTGTCGTGGCATGTCTTGGACTTTACGTCGATTTTTCGATTTCCCAATAAGTAGTCGTGGGTCAGGCTGTGGTTGCCGACGTATTTGGCATCGGGAAAAAGAAGTTCAAACCCAATTTCACCGAGGAACCCAGTCATACGCCCCGCACCACGGGTGAACGAATTGGGGAGCACACCAAGATTCTGGCTCCTCTCGAAAGCCTGTTTTACATTTTCGGAGTTCGGGGTGAACTTAATAAGTTTGCCTCGGCGCTCTTTTGAGAACTGACGAGACAGTTTTTTCTTCATTACCAAAGGTGCTTACACGCCCAATATCTTGCCGTAGTTTTGTCTTTTGCAGTTTTGCAGTTGTGGCGGGCGCGAAAATTAGCGCGGCGTTTGGGGTTCTTGTGTTTGCGGAAATCCGAGTAGTCGCGATGCCCGTAGGATACCTTCTTAACTTTGTCGCCTTGCTTACCGAGGACGACGAACTTTTTCTTACTCCCTTTAGGAGCGCGTTTCGGTTTATTGAAACCAGCAAAGGTTTCGCCGTGGTATTGGATTCTGCCTGACGGCAGGCGTTTGAACCGCTTAGTAGCCACTCCCCATCCGCCTTTCTACTGCCTCCGTGAAAGACTCACCTTTCTTGGCTGTTTTCTTTTTGGCTGCTTTCTTTTTCGGAGCTGAATGGCCGTAACCTTTTTTCTTGAGCGCGAGGTGCTGCTCGTAGGTTTTAGCGGCTACAGCTTTACCCGTCTTCGGGTGATACATGTTGTGTGGTTTGAAATCTTTTTTCTTCATGTTGATTATCGTTTTGAGGCTCTCAAAAAA